GAGTTTCATTATTTTCTTTTATCAATCCTTTTAACGTATAGCTTACGCCAAAGTTTGTTTTCCCATCTACTGACGACTGTGAGTAACCATCGTAAGATGATGTATCTAATTTTATTCCACATTTACAATCTCCCATAAGTACACAACCATAAGCCGTCATGTTTATACAATTCATTTTAATAATGGATTTTCGTTCCTTGCTTTAAACTCTTTGATTTGAAGTTCTAACACTTGCATACTTTTTTCAAGTATTGCAATTTGTTTGTTTTGTTTTTCTATTTTAATATTTTGATTAGCAATTTCTTTTAATAAAGGATTTAAGTCAAGACCGGCAAGTGCATTAAGTTTTTCATTCATTTCTCCATATACAGTAAATCCACCACCGATAGCTGTAATTAAACCAATCCATACAACGATTTGATTCATATTGTCTTTTATTTTATTAACCATTTTTTAATACCTCAAGTTCATTTAATAACTTTTGTTTTTCAAGATTAATACGATATAAATAATCTTCTCTTTTTGCAATAGGGTCATTTTGTATATAAGTGCTTAAATTATTCGCATAAATAACTCTATTATCAACAATATTAGGTTGATCAGTATATATCTTTCTTTGCTTATAGAAAGGTACATTATAATCTTTTAATATATTGTTTGATTTCATTGCGTTGATTTTTACAAGATTTTTTAATTGTAAATTTTTGTCTATTTCTTTGACTTTTGCATCAATCTTGTCCATAACTTTGTTTAATGAAATTAATTTTACACCACCTGAAGAAGTGTTTTTGTTGTCGTTTGCAACTTGTTTTGTTTGTTGTTTTTGTGGCAGGGTTTGTTTCTCTTTATCTTGTTCCTCAGAAGATAGTTGTTCAGCCTGTAATGATGATGAATCTTCCGATGCCTTTTCCTCAGAACTCTCCTCCACAATTTCAGAAAAAATTTCTTTCATCTCCTCAGTGGGTTCTTCCTTCATCGTTTCAGTGTATAGAGCCATTTCTTGAAAAGCAGTCGTTGGAGTTTCTAGCTTCGGCTCTTCCTCAAACATCTCCATCGGTATGTAAGTAAATTCTTCTATCTTTTCTTCTTCAAATTTCATTACTGTTGTATTTTTAAATTCTTCTTCAAATTTAAATTCTTTTTCAAATTCTTTAAACTCTTGAATGATTTCATTATTAAAAGATATGAGTTCTGTTTGTATAGCTGTTGGTAGTGGTGAGTAATCTATATTAAGAAGTGTAGCTGTTAGTTCTGCACCTAATAAATTTGGTGCTACTGGATTTGTGCTATTAGTATCATTTCCATCTATACCAGTCCAAACCCAACTCCAGTTTCTTGCACCTGTATCATTGTGTATGACTGTGTCTGTGTAAATATAAGTGTTATCATAATATCCAGCATCGTTGTTTCTATTTTGAGTAACTGTAGATAAAGAATTATTATTTTCATCTAATATTGTGACTGTAGTTGAATAACTATCTCTGCCATTTGTTGCTTGTCCGCATTGATAAGCTGATCCTGACCATTCACAGTTTTGCACTTCGGTTGTAGAGTTTAATCTAACTCCACCATCAAGACTATCAGTTGTTGTTGTAAATAATGAACCATCTGATTTAGTTGTAGTAATATTTTCTAATGATCCTGTTGCTGATACTGTTCCAGTTCCGTTAGCTTCTATTTCGTTATTAAATGTAGTTGTGCCTGTGGTTGTCCAACCAGTTGATCCATTGATACCATCTACAGAGCCTGATTGATTTTGAAGTGATGTTGTGCCTGTTCCAGCATTAGGTAACAAATTGCCAGATGTAGCTTCCTCTGCATTACTTGGATTTATTAGAAGGAGGCTTAGCAATAGTATTAAATTTCGCATCGGTTTCCTCAATAACTTTTAAATTCTTAGTATAAGTATTATGATCTGGTCTAAGTTTTTTATATTTCTTCCATAACTTATCTGCTTGATTACCAATCTTTCCATTAAAAGGACATGGAGTTCCTGCATGAATCATAGCTTCAAAAACTCTTGCGTCTTGGCAAAGTAAAGCTACAGAAGCTACTGCCATACCATTTGCTTTAAGTTCTCTTGCTAATTTAATTCTTTCACAATTTTTATCTCTAAAAGATTTACCACCTGAAACACCTAAACCAAAAGTTTGAACTCCAGCACTTGCAGAAACAGAACATACATCGTTTCCTGAAGGAGATAAGTTTGGTGCATAAGCACTAGGTGGTGCTGATCTTATATTAGATGTAGAATTGTTTGTGGTTGTTGTATTGTTAGATGAACCACTTTGATATGTATTGGTTGCACTAGAAGTATATCCACCTGATATATTAGTGTTACTTCCTGATGTATTGTTTTGAGTTGTGTCTGAAAAAACAGACGTACAAAAAAATAATAATAATATACTAAGTTTTAGAATCTGTTTCATTGTGTGTTTCCTTTTGTTCAAACATATTTTTACTAGGTAAATGATCTAGCATATTTTTAAGTTTATCAAAGAACTCTTTTTGTTCTTTTCTATCTTCAATTCTTTTTTGGTCAATAATCATTATTTGTACACCCATTTTTCTTTGTAATTTATTGGGAACTCTAATTATTTTACAGTTATTTTTTTTTCTGTAAGATTTAGTTTTAATATCAATTAACAAAGTTTTGCCACATTCATCTACAGCAATAATATCAAACGGAGATTGTGTATGACATGATCTAGCAACATAAAACCCAGATTGAATTAATAAATTAACTGCTTGAAGTTCTGATATTGTTCCTAAATCTACTTTGCTAAGAGTGTTATGATTAGATTGGCTACGCCTGTTAGACTTATTCCTAGAATCACCCATATAACTTTATAAATTAAATTAATTTTTGCGTCTATGTGTGCTAAGTGGTTATTTTGAATTGTATCAATTTTATTGTGTATTAATTTTAACTCACCTTGTATCTTGACTATTTCTATTTCGTTTTTTTTTGATTGATTATCTGTATCTTTCATATCTTCTATAGTTTCCTAATAGTCCACTTGCTTGTGGTGCATTTATATTATCTCCATAAAGGTTTTGAACTGTAGCACCTGTTTGTGCAGCAGGTAATATAGGTGATGTCTGTTGAGGCGTTACTCTCATAATTTCTTCTTGTATAAATTTTTTCGCCATTTTTTGATTTGTTATATTTTTCGCATTATCAAATGCACCTCTTGCAGCTAAAAGTCCTTGTATGTTTGCAGTTTTAAAACCAAATATACCAAATAAAGCTCTACCAACTTGATCAATAGCTCTTCTTAATGCTGATGCAGTATTTGAAGAATTAACTAAATCTTTAGGTACAAAAGTTTTTCTAACTTCTTTTACAAAATCATTAATTAATTTAATTTCATTAGCCTCATATAATTCATTTAACACACCTTTATTTTTCATGGCATTATCCCAAAGCCTAGACATTGTTTGAGGACTAAATACACCCTGTTTAGTACTATCTTTAATTAATTTTTGAAACGCTGCGGTTCTTAATGCTTGAAAATCTGTAATTTCTTGTGCAGCTTTAGATAAATTACCTTCAACACCAAATATTTCTTTTAATCTTTTAAGAACTTCTCTTGAGCCTTGTTTAGCACCTAATGAAGACGAACCAAATACATGATTAATTGCTTCTGATGGTGTAATATCTGGGTCAGATAATATTTTAACAACGACTTTACCTGCTCTGTCATCAATATTCATACCTCTAGCTTTTATTTTTCTAACGCCAAATCTTTGATTTTTAATTCTATTTTCTGCTCTTGCATTTTTAATAATTTGTAAAGCATCATCACTGCCAGAGAATAATAAATTATCTAAAGCATCATCATAAAAATCATCAAATTCATCTACAATTGCACTAAGATTTTTGTAATCAGCATTTAAATTACCTTGATAAGCATTAACTTTATAAGTGTTTAATTTTTTTCTTAAATTTTCAAAATCATTTAAATCTTTAACTACAGGTTTTCTTTTTTTAGTTCCTTTAACAACTTTTACAAAGTTTCTTACATCTTGTACTGCTCTAACTGTATTTGGTGTTAAAGTGGTATCTATAATATCAGAACCTTTTTCTTTAATAGCTGCTTTAATATTTACCGGTAGTACAGCAATATTACTTTCTTGTGCATTAAAAATAGCATCTTTATCAATTGCATTATATAAAGTCGCAACTTTATCATCTTGTTTTTTAGTTTGAGAAAATACGCTATCAATTATTTTTTGTCCTGCATCATCAATAGTTTCAAATTGACCTCTACTAAATCCTCTTGCAATGTTTTCTGCACTTTTTTCAATATCAATATTTTGTTGTTTTAAAAAATTTCTTGCTAATTGTTGTGTTTCAAAATCTGCACTTTTTGTTGCTTCAATAAGATTAGCAAAACCAACTTCATCACCAGCCGCTTGTGATCTAGTTAAACTAAAACCAAAGCGACCAGCACCAGCTTGACCTGCTGCAATATCAGCTCTAACTCCTTTTGACAATTCATCACTAAATTTTTTAACAAATTCATCGTCTAATTTGTTTAGATCTAAACCAGCAGCAGTTGCTGCTTTTTTTCCTTTTGCATTAAGTTTTCCGTCTTTACTTATAAATTTAGGATTACCAACTATTTTTCTAAAAATAGTTTTTCCTACAGGATTAAGTACGCCTTCAAAAGTTGCAGGAATTACAGCACTAAGACCTGCTTTAATTGGATCAACACCTTCTTTACTACCTAAAGGAATAGTTGCTAAATCTTGTGCTACAGAAGTTCCACCTCCTGCGGCTGCTGAATAAGCTCCTCTTTTTAACAAACTTCCACCAGCAGCTTTTAATGCCATACTTTGTCCAGGTATATACTGAAGTATTTGTGATGTTGTTTGAACAAAGTCTTGAAATGATGCACCTGGTTTGTTTAAATAAAAAGATTGTCCATCTGGAAATTTAGCAATTGAATTACCAAATTTATCTGACAATATTTTTGTTCCTGGAACTTGTGCTTGAATAATTTGTGCTTGTGCTTTTTGATTTGGTGTTAGGTTCAATCCTAATGCAATTTTTGCTGCTCCTTTGCCTTTGTATTCACCAATCTCAGGCATATCTTGATATTCAGTTCTTTTAGTTCCATCAAAAAAATCGTAAACTTTTTTTGCTGTTCTAGTTACAAAACCTTCTTCAGATGGTTTTTCTACTTGTTGAACATTTTGTTTTGCTACTGCTCTTTTGATAGCTTCCTGTTCTTCTTTCGTAGGTGTATCTCCTGCGATGGTAACAGTTCCTAAACCATCAACAAAAATATCTGCCATTTTAATATTCCTCTACTTCGCCTGTCTTAGGATTTATTCTAAATTTCTTTTGTCCAGTTTTTGCTCCCTTATTTGATTCTTCAAAATCTTTTTTTGGAGTAGATGCTTTTCTTATTCTTTCTTTCAAATTAGAATCCATTAAAGGGTTTTCTTTTTGAAACTTTCTAGTAAATGATTCCCATGACTGACCTGTTGCTGAATCTTTTTTAGATAAACCACCATTTCTTTCAACCCAATCAGAAGCTGCTTCAGCATAGGCTTGATTAATTTTTCCTGATCGTTCCATAATTTCTAATCTTAATAAAATACCTTCTTTAGTTTGACCTAAATTAGGATTTTTTTGTACTGCAAATGCTCTTTCGCCATCTGATATTGCACCTTTAAATTTTCCAAGATCATTTAATACAAGATCACCGGTTGATTGTTGTAAAAGTTGTGCAGCAGTTACATTTTGAACATTAATATTAATACCAAAAGCATCAGCAACTCTTTGTGCTTGAGTTCTTAAAGAAGCATCAATTCCTGTTTTTAAATCTGGAGATGATTGTAATACTGCTCTAGCAGAATCAATAATTCCTTTGTTTTCATAAGCTCTTCTAGAACCTTCTAAAATATTTTCATATTGTTTTCCGTAAGTTTGACCAACGTATTTTTGTTCAGAAGTTTCACCTGTCATAGTTGGTGCAGGTATAGGTTGATAAACTCCAGGATTATCTAAAATTTCTTTTTGAGTAACAAACACATCTCTACCTGTGGAAGTGTTTCTTGCTCTTACTAATTTTCTTTTACCTACTTTTAATCTTTCAGTTTTAGCAGCATCCATCATTGCCTCTTGCAAACCTTTACCTCTAAAACCTGCATTAATGATAGCAAGGCTTTTCATAAAATCTGGGTCTTGTACTTTTTCTTTTGCTTTATTGTAAATGTTTCCAAGTAAACCACCAAAAGTATTTTGATTTTGATTTAAATTTTGATTTTGATTGTTTAATAATCCTGGTGTTCTATTTTGATTATTCATCATCATTTTTTTCATCATATCATCGTACAGTTTCATTATATTAATCCTCTCTCTTGAAAATAGTTTTCATAAATACCAAGTCTTTCATCCATACCTAAAATACCTGGTGGTCTTATAATATTACTTAAATTTGCTTTTGCTTGATCATATCTACCTAAGATATTACTATTTATTGGTGCTGAAGCAAAAAAATCTTGTGAAGGTGTTTGTTCAAATACACCTGACTCTATTTTTGATTGAAGGTCGCTTAATTGATCTAATGTTAGATTAGCTAATCCTGCCATTTGTTGTTGAGTTGATTGATCTTGTTCTAATGCTGATCTTGCTAAACCTGTTAATGCTTGTGTTGCAAAAGGTTCAATAATTGATTGACCTGGATATGCATCTACTCCTGGCATACCACCACCATAAACATTAGGATCTGCAAAACCAAAAGTTCCTGCACTTGGGTCATAAAAAGCAGCAGGGTTAAAACCTAAATCTTCATCAAGGTCTGTTGCAGCAAACGCAGCAGCATAAGGATTACCACCAGTCATAACATAAGTCGTTACAGCATCTTCAATATCTAAGTCTGATACAACTTTACCAGCTTCATCAATAAAATCTTCGCCAAAATCTACAACATCACCAACTAAATCTCCAGCACTACCAACAATACTTTTAGCAGCACCTGTTATAGATTTAACTACGCTAGACATGATATACCTATTAATACAACTAAAAATAAATAAAATTTTAAAGGTTTATTTTTTAGTTTAGTTTCAATATCAAAATATATTTTTTCTATATTCATTATAAAAGTATATCCAATATTCCAGCACCTATTGTTAAATAGTCTGGTGTTGTTGTTGTAGTTTGTTCTCTTGTTGGGAAACCAAAAGCAATTGGTGATACCACTCCAGAGTACTGTTGTAACGCTTGGAATGGAGCTAATTGTTCTTGTCTTTGTAAATTTTCTAATGCAGAACCAACTTGTGTTAAACTTGGTACAGCTCTTGATAATGCTTCTTGTCTTCCTCTTTCAGCTTCATAAGTATTAAATGCAAAAGGTAATGCTTTAGCAGCAACTTGTGAAGCGACTTGTTGTTGTGTTACCGGTGAAGTAGGTGTTCTGCCTGCACCACTAAATTGACTTGCAACTGTAGAGTAAACATCTTGACCGAACTGTTGAATCATAGGTTGTAAGAAAGGATTTAAATATGCACCAGATAAAGTTGCAGCTTGTTGTTGTTGAGCAAGGTTAGCCATTTGTTCTTGTTGAGCCAAACCAGTTAAAGTTTGTTGAGTGGGTGCAACATAACCAGAACCTGCTGCTCCTAAATTATAAATATTTGTTGCTTCTGAAAGTATTTGACCTAAGGCTGGTGTAGCTGGTGCATAAGCACCTGATACTGTTCCTGTAGTTTCTGTGGGTGATAAAAATGACATTTAGTCTTTCTCCTTTAGTTCTTTTTCTAAGACGACATGAGTCTTCTTATAGTTGTATTTGTCAAGAATTTTTTGCCAACCAGGTCTTGCAATTAATTCCATGCAATCACATCCTTGATCTTTAGCAAAATTCTCTAATTTTTCAATTAAATGTTGCCACTTTTGTCTATTTTTGCCTGTGGCAATAGCTATATGACAAACTTTTTTTATACTCTTTTGAATAATCTCTGAAACAATAATACCATACAATTTATCTTTAGAATGTTCAGCTTTGTTATTCCATATCATCCATAATTGTAATTTACCTTCATTAAGTAAATCTTTAAAATGTTCTGGATGATGATGATTGTTAGAATAAGATAACGCCTCTTTAATATAAGGATAAGCAAGTACCCATACCTGATTTATATTTTTTTTCGGAATATAAATCCAATCCATATTAAAAATCTATTTCTAAATAACTAATAATACCGCTTATGCCTGTTGTTACAGATGTTTCTATTTTTAGAATATCTCCAGCTTCCATAACAATAGGTGCTTTGGCAAAGTTACAAATCGTTGCACCTGATATAGCACCATAAGCAATTTGATATGTGGTAGATGCTGAACTATCTGTAATAGATACTTTAACAACCTTTGAACCACTTTCATTAGTAATCTGTATATTTTTTACAATAGCTGTAGTGTTTGCAGGAACAGTATAAACAGTAACTGGTGTTGTTACTGTAGGATCATAAAATGCGTTTTTATATGTATTTGCCATTAGTTCTGTTTATACATTATGTTTAAAGATGCAGAAACATTAAAACTTACAGCTCCTGAACTTGATTCTGCTCTAAATTCAATATCGCTTTTCTCCGTTATTTTAAGAGGAAAATTATAGTTTTGTAAATGATCTCCGTTACTTATTGTAATTATTTCTTTTGTATTAAATACTCCACCAAAAGGTCTTACAACTAATATAGTTTTTAAAATAGCAGGAGTGGCAGATGATGTTCCTGTTGAGATATTTGTTTGATAAATATAAGCAGTATAGCCAGCAGGTACTGTCCAAAATGCTTGAAGACTTTGATTTGTACCATCTCCATTAATTGTTGTATATTTATTTACAGGAACTCCTGATGTTACTGTTCCTGTTCCTACATATATAATTCCTGCATTTGCTCCACCACTTCCTGCTGTTAAAACTAAAGCTCTATTAACTCTTAGATAAGAATTAGATGTGGTAACAGCAGTTTGACCATTCATTGTTATAGTTTCTGAAACTTCATTATAACTTCCATCTAATCCAGAAATTTGAATTGTTCTTGCACCTGTTCCAGCAGAAGTATCATTTGCATCAGAACTAGATACCGTCATGGTTGTTGCACTAGGAGGATAGGCATACAGACCTCCTTCAAGCCAAATTGTTTCAAGACTATTTCCAACACTTGCGTTTTGACCAAACTTGAAAACTTGTTTGTAACTAGGAGATAAATCTCCACTAGCAACACCTAGTTGAAAATCTTCAATATTTACATTATTACAACTCATCGACTAAAGTACCATGCCTCTGCTTCAGATTTGTTTTCTGATTCTACAGTATAAGTAGTATTCAACTGTTGGATCAAAGATTCTAATACACGGATTAACTCATATAAATTGCGAGAATCGTACTGCTGACTAGGATCTGGAAATCTTTGTAAGGTTAGTTTGGCCATTTAATAAATATAACTTTTATATCTCGTATTGTAAATTACAGACTATAACGCTTCTGTTTTTACCTTTGTTTTCTGGAACATGATGAAGAACATCCCCAGGAAATACAACAGCTTTACCTGTTTCTGCTTTTACTGAGACATCATCAAAACATAAGTCGGAAGAACCTTCTGGAGCATTTGTAAATAAAACCATAGACCAATGATTAGGTTTATGGTCATGAGGAACTTGATAATGTCCAATATCATAATATTGTCCAAAAACATTTTTTACGATTAATTTCTCTGGGACATTGTCTTGTTCTCTCATTTTTTTCGCAAACCATTCAGCAATTGAGAGAAAAGGATTAAAAAAGAAATCAGTCATGATTGCTCCTCTATCATAGTTTTTTGCATTTTTCATGGTAATTTCATGAAGCAAAGAGCAAGTATCTTTAGGAAAATAAAACTCTTGAATTTTAAACTTTCTTTGTAATATCAATTATCTTCTTCCATCAGGCTGTACATCAAAACGCTGTGTACCAAGCCTCCAAGCTGTCCCTGCTGTATTAGAAACAACATTGACTGTAAATTCTCTACCTCTTCCACGTAAACTGACAAAATCAGTAGTATCAGTAAATGTTGTAGTCTTGATAGTGCTTTGACTTGTATTTGGATAATATTTAAACTCTAGATCCATATTTAAAACACCTGATTGATTCTGAATATCAGGTATAAGTTTTTGTACAAAAAGAATATCATTTCCTTCACCTATTTCAACCGATCCAGATTTAACATAAGCAGTCATTGCTTGTCCATCTGCATCATTACCAGTTTCATGTAAGTAAACTGTAGTAGCTCCGTTTGTCAAACCACCGATAACTTCATTATTAGCTGTAGCAGTTGGATCATAATATGTGCCCACAGGATTGTCGTATACCTCACGATCAATCCAAGAAGTTCGAGCTAAAGTTCCTGTCCACCAAGTTTGTTCTAAATAATTATATGCGACAATAGCATTTATTTGATCGGAACCTGTTCTTGGATAGAACCATAAAATTTCATTATATTCCCCATTATGACCTGCGAATGCATTTTCTGCCGCTGTTTGATTAATGTTATTAAATACAAATTGTTCTACGGTGCAAGGTAGTTTTTTTACTGAACCATCAAATAAGTAAAAAGAATCTTGCGACATCCAATAGCTATTACCATTTAAATCTATCCCTGCATGTTGTCCTATAATTCCACAATTTTGACCAAGTTGACGTAGACCAAAAGTAAAAGGAGGTCCAATAAATTGTAATGAATGTAAGGCTGTATCTGTCCAAACCAATGTTTGACCTCTAGAGCGTTCAGCCGCCACGATCCGTGATCCGTCGGCAATGCGTAGTGAACCCGCTGTATTCTCTGCTGTGGGAGTATAGTTATTAATATTTTCTTGATCAGAAAATCTTAACAACAAGTCATCTTGGTCACCAATTGTATTTTCTGTACCGAATAAAATTAAATGCCTGTCTGGCGAAGAAACTAAACTTAATCTTGAAGCAGTCGGCGCATTAGCAACAGCAGTTGCTCTGTTTCCTACACCAGAAGAAGTATCCCATTGATAAGTACCGCCGTTTAAAACAGTGGCGATTAAATCTTCACCAAAGTTATCTAATGACCATTGTCTTGCCTCTAAAGTAACGTTCGATGTTGATCGAGGCGATCCCCATGTAGATACACCCCAAGTATCTGTGCCCCAACCATAAGCTGCAGTTGAAAACTCTGGACCAGGATTAATTTGAAAGGCTGCATCAGTTGATCCTTGGTCAGATACACCCGCATTTGCTTCTGCTGATCCTGCATCGATTACAAAAGCACTAGAATTAGGAATATCTAAAATTTCAAATTCTTTACCTTCAAAAGTAGTAGAATTAAAACTTGTATCAGTATTAGACAAAGTAACATTATCAAAGGTAACAAAAGCACCGACAGATGCATTATGAGAAGGAATATTACAAGTAACATTGGCAGAACCGTTCACTGTTGTAAATACAGATGTTGCACCAGTATTAGTCTGGTTAAGAGGAGTGATATCGTAAGCTAGTCCCTCTTCTATAACGTAAAGTTTTCTATCTGTTCCAAGAGCATTGTATCGAGTCCCATTTAAAGCAACCCAAGCATGTTGATCTCTCACTGCACCAACTAGAGTGGTTGAGATAAACTTCTCCCATCCTTTGATCTTTTGTGGCAATCCTTGAAAAAAGCGTACATTATCACCGTCTGTCCACTTGCCTTCGCCTGTGTAGTCGGTTACTTCTTTATTGATGCCGGGTGCTGGTCTAAAATTAACTAATGGCATTTGAGTAATATACTATAAAATTAAAGCTAGTCTACTACGTTTAGGTTTACATTGAAAGCCATTGAATACCTAGGTTTTTGTCCTTGATGTCTAGATACTCTATGTTTACACAAAGCAGGAAATAAAACTAACATATTATCTTTTAGTTCAATGTCCTGTTGATAATCTTCAAACCACATCAATGTGGGTGTAGGCACTTCAAAATAAAAAGAACCTGAAAAATTACAAAAATTGTGAATATGGTCTCTTGTATAATCACCCTCCTCATGTTTCATTCCCCAGGAGTCTTGATATTCAATCTTCATTTTTTGATTGGGACAAGGGTTCCTTAAATTAATGACATTATAGAGTGTCTCCAAAATAGACATGTGAATTTTTGAAAAATGTTCGTTTTCAAGTAATTCTGTCCAATCTGTCATTTTTCCTAAAACATTTGTTTTGTAATCTAATTTATTTGGCTTACTGGTATATTTAACAATTTCGTTTTTTAAGAGGTTTAAATAATGAGAGTTTTCTAAAAAATTTTCAAATATGTAAACACTGTTTATTGACGAGCAGTTACTTTGAATTAATCGTATTTTCATTTTTTATCAGCAACTAAGGCTCCTACATGTCCTTTATAAAGCCTGTTTCCAAAATGTGATAAAGGCATAGAAAGGTCAGCCCATATCTCACCACCACATTCTTGCCATAATCTAGAGAAATAATAATCCTCAGATAAATATCTAATTTGTGGTTTACCTTCTTTAGTTTTTGTTTCATAAGGACCAACTGCAAATAGATCATAACAGTTATCTGATTTGTACGACCCACCATTTACTATTTGATCCGATTCATATTTTCTTTCTGGAAATTTTTTAAACATAGTTCTAAAAACTTCTCTTTTAACAAGCATCATACCTGTTGCAGCCTCACTAACTTTAAAAAAACCATTTTCACCTTTAAGGTTCAATGGATCGTCGAAATTAACATTATATCCTAAAATTTTAGCTTCTAGTTCATCAGCAGAGATATCAGGTTTTTCCTGAACCCACCTAGATACTTTTTCAAAATGTAAATGCTTTCTTGGATAAATACCACAAACAATATCTTTGTCTGCGCAAAGTAAACGTTCAATGTTTTTCCAAGTAAAACCTATATCAGCATCAATAAATAAAAGATGTGTGGCAACAAAATCTGTTTGATCCATCATCATTGATACAATCGTATTGCGAGCACGAGTAATCAAACTTTCATTGCCCATGGTCTGTATTCTCATTCCAACATTTTTTACTTGTGTATAATTTTGTAATTCCAACAAACCATGTAAAGTTGGCTCAGTGAGTAACCCGCCATACATTGGCATTCCTAAAAATATTTTAAAATCTTTGTCTTTTATTTCTTCTGGTTTTATCATTTTTCTTCCTGTTGATTGTTAATTAGTTCTGTTTGAAAAGCAAGTGATATCCTAAGTAAAGTGCTTAAACGTGTTGGTCCAACCCCTCTATGAGGCTTATGACCATTAAAAATAACTAATCTATCTGGCACAAAAGACACCACTTCTTCAGCTAAATTATTATCGTCATAAACTATAAACTCACCTCCAAACCTTGGTTCCCAATGAGGCACAGCAAAATACAAATATGTAGGTAATCCGTTTACGTGTGAATCTGTATGAATATCTCCATCATATCCTGTTGGATGCACGTTTAAATGCCATCTATATATACGAGAGTTTGTATGCTTAAAGTTTTGTTCATGTATCTCACTAACTTTTTTGTAAATATCATACACACACGGAATAAAAAAATTCGTTTCATCTTCAGCGGAAGTAAAACTATCAATATGATTTTGATCAATTCCATAATTGGTAAAGCTAAGTTTCATTTTACCGTTTTGAATACTATCAAAAAAATCTTGCAATAATTGTTTATCGTTTAAAAAATTATCTATTATCGTTGTTTTAAACATAATTTATATTAATAACAATTCTAGCCTTGGTGTTAGAAGAATATTTATTGCAATGTAATGTGCTTGCATCAAAAACAACAAGTCTATTTTCGATAGCCTCAACTTCATGTTTTTCATCTTTATCTAAAAAAGTAGGTCCATTATTAGTATTCAAATAAAATATAGCTGTTTTAAAGTTTGCTTCGGTTTCATCAAAAAGTTTGTATGAATTAACATCTGTATGCCATTGCGAAAATAAAGGACTTTCTGATTTTAAAGTAAGGTTAGCTCTCATCCAAAAAAAAGCTTTGATATCTAAAATAGGATTTAATAAAGAAAATACCTCGTCAAATAAATCCGAGCATACTCTATGAGTTGAGCCATCGTACATATGATGTGTAAAAAAATACGTTCCGTCGCTCGTATCATCATTGACAGTAGAGTCATTATAAAACCATGCAATATTTGGAGAAAAGATTTTTTGTTGTAGTTTTTTAAACTGATCTTCTTTCAAAGCATTATCTAGTATTTTATAATACATTTACCAAATAATATCTGATCCTTTAAGCTTAGGTCTATTAGGTGTTAGAAGACTTATGTTTATTAAATTTTGCTCGTGTTTTTTATCTTCAGAGCTAAAACAAAAAGGCATCCAGTAAGGAATGCAATAAAGAAATTTTTCTTCTAGTCTTAAATTGGTAACTTTATCTTTGTAAACTAAACCTATATCAAGATCTTTAATATCATCTGTGTAAAACAAATTAAAAGTTCTATCCTTAGGATAAAACATTATTTCAGTTTGACCTATAAAACTTTCAATTGAAACATTTGATTCACTATCTTGATACTCATCAATTTTAAATTCAAATGTTTTGGCTAGAGAATCAACGACTTCTTTAAAGATTGCTACTTTTAAATGAGCAGTTTCTTCCTCTAAGTCTTTTATTTTCCATCTTATAATATAATCATTAATCATAGCTTTTCCTTTTCCATGTTTTGCTTTTATAGTTGTCTACTATATTATTAAAAAATCTAAAGTCTTTTAATAATTTATCTTCCATATCAAGATTTTCTACGCTCATTTTCCAATTGTCTCTTTTAAATGGGAATACTAACGCTATTGGTTCACCCTTTTTTAACAAAATAGTTTCATCCTTTTTAAATCTTTTTAGAAAAAAAGGAAAGTTTACTTGATTGTGATTGTAAGTATCGGTATCAACAATTGCATCTATTATTCTAATAAATCTATCCTTAGATGAATTTAAGGGGTTTACAAATAAACAACTATAATCTTTTGGAGTTTCAATAACCCAAGGGTTTAAAAATTTAAAAGGCATAGGAAACTCATCGTCTCTTACAAAATCTTTATGAATTTGACTTATGTCATGAGTTTGTATTCCAATGTTTATTTTAGGTAAGTCTTCTAATACAACATCTCTAGGTGTTCTCCAATGAATATCAAGATTGTTGTCTTTCACTTCTGACCAAAAAATAATATCTACTGGATTCAATATTGCATAGCCTGTTGTAAAACTATCAAGCACTGGCACACATTTTTTAATAGTAGGACTTTGATAATTTTTTAACTTGTTTGTAAAATTAGGTATTTTTTTATACCAATCAGGAACCAACTTTTTAATTGGCACTGGAGGAATTAAAAAATTTTTATATTTAGATTTAAAAACTATTCTTTTTTCAAACATGAAGGCAAGCCTAAAAAAGGTCTTCTGTCGTATTTATTTTCTTCTGCGCCAGCAGTATTAACATCATTATAGTGTAGAAAAACTTGTATACAATCAGTCCCAGTAAAGGCATATCTCCAGTGTTCAAGAATATTACCTTTATAAGCAAGCATATCGCCTGGTCTTAAATTTACCTCAACACCTTCGTTGCCTGCTCCCCCCGTAGGGTCTAAATAAATTGGCCATGGATCTCCACCTAAATTAAGTGTTGTAGAAATTTCACAAGAAAATCTATCCTTATGTCTATAAAGTGTATCTCCGTATTTGTAAATTCTAGCAAAAGAATAGTTTTCATACAGCTTTCTCCCTGTATATTTTTCCATTAATGGTTTTAACCTTTTTAATAAGGTTTCCATAGCAATATCAGCATAGTGACTATATGTATTAGGTATTTGTCCATCATCCCACATACCCATATATTCTACAAAAGGTGATATAATTTTTGTATACTTTAATGTGTCGGTTACTTTTCTTTTCATTAAAAAATAGTCTTTTATAAAATCTGCTAATTCTGTTGGTATTGCATTTTTTATTACAACGTAATTATTTTTTTCAAATAAGTTTTCTTCTACTGCCATTGTGCTCCTTGATACCATAATACAATTGATAAACGCTCCCCGCTTGTTACAGGTGTTACTTGATGATACATATAACTAGGAAACACAATCATGCTTCCTTTTTTTCTAAATTTTTCTGAAGAACTAATTTTATCCTCCTCTTTTTTCTTAGGATGAATAGCACTCTCATAAAATTGTAAATCTCCACCCTCATAATTATTCGAATCTACTAACGGAATAACTGCTGAAATTTTTCTCTGAGAAGATTTATTTTTATTTTGATGAAAATCAAACGTGTCTTGATGCCATCCATAAAAATGTCCTTTTCTATAAATGGTAAATTGAATTTCCTCTGGTTCAGACAAATTAAAATTCCAATCTAGCTGTGAGTTAAGTGATCTAATAGCTGGAGAAATCCAGTCATATATCCATGTATCAGTTAACCAAACTATTCGTGAGTTTCTTATACCGTCTGTGGGACCTAATTGAACAGTAGCTTCTTGATCTCTTTTTTGAAGAGCAACATCAATTATATCTTGACAAACATGATTAGGTAAAAAATCTTCGCTGACGACGGAAGTTGGATTAACAATCATTTCTAACTATATAGGATAGTAATGATTTCTAACTCAAAGTCAATGTAGGCCAGGTTATGTTATTTTCGTTATATGTAGCAGAATCATCAGGGAAATCTCTTAAAGCTTGTCTATATGTTTTAATAGCTGCTAAATTTGATTCTTGTCCAGAAGCTTTGTAGGGGCTGTCTTCTACAACCATCCAATCACATTCAGAAAGTTTTGCATTTCTTAGAATTCTTACATAGTCTACATCATACGGTTGAAACTCATGAACATTGCCTGTTGCATGATCATACCACCAATTTTCAGCTACTGAATCATTGGAAACTTCAATGTATGCATCTCCTCCAGCAATTGTTGGTCTAGAATCTTCTACGTATTGAACACGATCGCCATCTTTTAAAGTAATAAATTTTGCCATTATGTAATATACTCCACTACTTTAACTCTACCTGCTTGACCAGCTTGACCTGGATTTGCTTGAGACATACCTCCACCGCCTGGACCACCAGCTCCTACGGTTACTGGTTGACCTGCTGGAGAATACTGAGGAGAACCTAAAACTGCAAAAGTTACACCAGCTCCACCGCCGCCTCCTCCAGATGCGAGGTTAAAGTTATTTCCTCTACCACCAGTGCCACCACCGCCTACACCAAGAGATGCTGGGCCGCCTGCGTTTCCACCAGGAGTAGGAGTTTGACCAGGACCTGGTCTACCATTGGTTCCAGAAGTACCTGTAGCTGTAGAATATGGAATAGTTCCTGTTCCAGCACCACCGGATCCGCCTCCGCCTCCAGAAGCGCCACCGCCATTACCTCCGTTAGCAGTTATAAAGGATGCAAAACTTGTTGCACCACCAGTGCCACCTGGGTTTCCACCCTGAGCGCCACCTCCGCCTCCGCCTCCGCCAACAGCTTCGACTGAAATAAATAGAGAGTCGGCTGCGGCTGTAAACGTACCGGGATTAGTAAAAGAAGTTGTTGTTGTAGTGCTTATGCCACCACCAGCAGCATCAGCAAATTCAAGAGCTGCACCTGGGGCATTTACAGTTAAAACTTGTCCAGCAGTACCAATAGAGGTTAATCCTGTACCACCTTTTGTTGTTGGAACGGTAGGTAATCTATCTGATCCTAACGTGCCTGAAGCAATGTTAGTTGCGTTTAAAGCTGTTAAAGCAGATCCATCTGCTGCTGGTAAGGTTGCAGGGAATCTTGCATCAGGAACTGTGCCTGATCCTAAATTTGATGCGTTTAAAGAAGTAAGGTTTACACCTGATGCTGCAGGAAGAGTAGCGGGGAATCTAGCGTCAGCTAAAGTACCTGCATTTAACGCAGCTGCATCTGTTGAACTTGAAATTTCTACGTTGTAGTTTGATGCACCGTCACAATATACTGTTGTGTGTGCACCTTGTGTAATTAGAGTACCATTGGCTTGATGACCTGTGGCTGCAATTGTTAGTGTTTGTGAACCTGTTGTATTATTGAAAAAGGTATAGTTACTTTCAACAGCAGGAATAAATACGACAATATCTCCTGTTAAAGCACCTGTAAGTTCAATTACTTTATTGGAGGCTTCTGCTGTATCAGAAGCGTTTGCTGTTGTAAGAGTAATATTAGAAGATCCTGCCACAGATTTAGATAAATAACCTGCTGCAAAAGCGTCAATTACGTCTAAATTGTTGTTGGTATTAGTACCCCATGTATTGGCGTTAGCGCCAGTAGCCATGAGTTCTAGTTTAAGTCTATCTGAATATGTACTTGCCATGTTTTACCTCACTAAAATATATCTTTTTTTGTTATTCGAGCAACATCTTTTTTATGCTGCATTAACCTCTGTCCACGTATTACTTGCTCCTGTAACTACATTAGCCCACGGTGTAGAGAAAGGATTGCCCGTAGCTGTTGTCATGTCTAATCCTGTTACATTTACTACAGCTTCACCAATTCCTTGAGCGGTGCCAGCAGAGAAACTTAGTGCAACAGTAGAAACGCTGACTATAACACCCGTTCCACCTGTGGCCGTTGCTGTACCCGCAGAGAAACTTGATGCTAATCCAGTAGGCTGAACAAGAGCATCTGCCTCTATAGTGGTTGTTCCTAACGTGGTAGTTGCAGTAACTGCTGTTGGATCTACCTGTGTAAAGATATCAATAACAGGTGTTCCGATAGCAAAGTCTAACTGATCGGAAGGTGCAACTACAGCAACACTACCCTCACCAGAAACTGTGGCTCCTGATAAAGCTGCTCCTATTGTCAGAGCCGTTGGTTCAATTAAAGCAGTTCCTGTTTCAGTTGTATCACCTAAGGCACTTGTCATCGCAAGACCAGTGACAGAAACTATAACACCTGTTCCTACTTCAACTGTAGGTGTACCTAAGTTCGTAGACATCGTCACGCTTGTGACGTTAGTAATAAATTCTATGTTCTCATTCCAAGTGAATGATCCCCACGTCGATCTACCCCAACCTACATCAACTGTTCCTGATGCAGTTTCATCACCTGTAGCAAAAGACATGAGAAGACTACCAGCTACAACGCCAGCACCTTCTTCTACTAAGACTCCAGATAATTGTGTTTGAAAAGTAACAGGTGTTACAGAAACTACGTGTTCAGGTTCTGCGATTGCAGTACCTAAAGTGGAAGATACTTGTAATGAACTTAACGTGACTAAGCAATCAGCTTCGACAGTTTCAGTGCCTAATGCTGTTGTAGTCGATAACCCAGTAACAGATACTGTGATCGAGCTTTGTTGGCCCCAAAAGCCTTCGCCCCAATTATTTTCACCCCAAGCATCT